AAGGTTCTATAACTGATTGTGATACCTGGTCAAAAAAAGAATTTAAGAAAAGAAACTTTAGCACAATACTTGAGATAGAAATAGATTCTATGCAAGTAGATATATCAAAGCTCAGAGAAGCTATAGATCTTGGAGTTGTAAAACAAGATATGGGAGCTGCCCGTATATCTATGCTTCAGAAAGAACTAAGAGCACATATAAAACAACTGGCAGATGAAAAACATCTTACAGATAGACAAGGATTAATTTTAGCTGGTGCTGATAGAGCACTAAGAGAAATACTTTTAATTTTTAGAGATGATCCTATAGAAGGTCCACTACAGGAAGCATCTATGGGTGTATGGACAAAGATCCTTCAGGAAGAATCATAAGTCTTAACAGGTTAGTCTTAGTACATGGCTGGAACAAGTATCTATTCTGTTTATCGTAGAACTGCCCGTGCAGCTGCTAAACAACAAGTTGTAAAGAAAACATCTTCAGTTGATGTTGATAAAGCTCGAACAGATTTTGCATACTTCTGTGATGTTGTAGGAGATAAACCTCCTGCAGAACATATGAAGTTATGGCATGAACATCTGTATACACATCAAGATAGTGAATGTTTAATTAATATTGCTGGACCAAATGTAGATATACTTGCACCAAGAGGATCTGCTAAATCTACAGTGTTAGGTTTATTTACAGCCTGGGCTATTGGTGTACATGCACTTAATCGTAAACCATTAAAGATTTTATATATTTCATACACTGTTGATGTTGCCAGACCAAAGAGTGCAGCAATAAAAAGAATTATTGAAGACAGTAAAATTTATAGAGAAATATTTCCTATGGTGAAAATTGCCAAAGGAATAAACTCTAATGAATATTGGAGTATTGATTGGAAGTTTGCAGGTATAAGATCAACTGGTGAAGAAGAATTTAGTTTATGTTGTGCAGGATTAAAAGGTGCTGTTACATCAAAGCGTTCTCATTTATGTATTATTGATGATGCTATAAAATCAGCTGATGATATAAAGAATAGAGATATTCGTGTAGCTATGGAAGATAACTGGAACTCAGTTATTGTTCCAACTATGTTTGAAGGTGGTAGAGCTATATGTCTTGGTACAAGATTCAGACATGATGATATACACCAGACTACTTTTATTCCTGACAATGATTGGATACAGATAATTCAATCAGCAGTAACTGTTGATGAACATGGTGATGAAAAATCATATTGGCCAGAGATGTGGTCACTTGAGTATCTTAATGATCGTAGAAGACAGTCACCAATAAGTTTTAGTTTCCAGTATCAAAATCAGGTAGTAAGAACAAGTGATATGTCTGTCTCACCTGATCTGATTATTAAAGGTCAGATACCAACACAGTTTGATTGTCTAGGTGTTGGAGTTGATTTATCTGCAGGAGTTAGAGAAAGAAATGACTATACAGTTTTTGTTATGGGTGGTCGAGTAGGAGATAAGATTTACATTATTGACTGTAAACGATTGAGGATAATGGGTAATGTAGAAAAACTAGAAGCCATTATGGAGATGATGATGGAATGGGGAATAGTACATAAAGATCAGGATAAATACTTTCCAACTGGCAGTACTGTAGACATCTGGTCTGAAGCAGTAGCTTATCAGGCATCATTAGAAGCTGACTTTAAACGAATATGTCTAGAAGAACAGGGACTTTACAATTTACTCTGGCATCCAGTAAAAGGATTCAGAGGAGATAAAGTTGCCAGGTTCAGGGGAATCATGGGCTTATTTGAGCAACATAAGATATTATTTAATAAATATCGCAAATTCCAGGCACTAAACGATGAGATTGTAAATTTCGGAGTTAGTTCCCACGATGATTGTGTTGATGCACTGGTCTGGTTATGCAATGGATTAATGTCCAGAGGAAAACTAGAGTTAGAGTATTGACGAATTAGACTATTAAGAGTATCTAACATGGTAGCCAATTTTTTCTATAAAGGTATTGAACTAGAGCAAGACGCTTATGGTTCTGCTATATTCAATCTTCCTGATGAAGTATGTCACGATCTAGGTCTTCAACCTGGAGAACGCTTCGACATTGAAGCTGACGATGAAAACATTATTTTTAAACGACAGGCAGCTGGCTATGAGATTGATGCGTAATAAAATAATAGAAAGTGCCTAGATGAACAAAACTAACTCTACTTTTGAAGCAATGCTCAAGGCAGCCATAAGTCGTGATTCGACTGGTGGTGCTACTGATACCATGCTTATTCATGCTCATCTGGCACAGATGAAGATGTTTGGTATTCGTCAGGGTGTTGAGTTTTACCCTGAACAGGATAACTTCGGATCACAAAGATATGATTTTATACAACAGGTAATTAAGTTTAATCAGCTTGATGCAAGATTGGATTCTATATGGGATCACTTTTTAGCTTTAGGAAAAGGCTTATTTTATATTCGTCCTACTCAAAAAACATACAGACTTTATTGGTTTGATAAAGATTCTTATAGAACTTTCTATTCTCCAGAAGGAGAGTTAGAAGAAGTAATAGTTATCTATCCTTATAAAGTTAAATCTAATAGAGGATTTAGTGGATCTCAAGTTGGTTTGAATACTGATAAGAGATATATGCGTCTTCGTATTACAGCAGAAACTATTGAAGAAACACATAGTGAACAAGAATTAAGTTTTGATAATCCTGCTGAATTTACAACTTTAAATAAAAAGACATTAGATAACACAATGAGATTTATTCCTTGTGTTGAAGTATTTAATAATCCTGATGCTTTTGGTACTGATGGTAGTGGTGAGTTTGATTGGATATCTAACCAAATTGTTGCTCATGATGAAATGGTTAAAAACATTAGAGCTAACCTTTCATTTTTTGGTAATCCAACTTTATTATCTTCACGTCCTAAACAGGACATTGTTGAGAGTGGATCAGATGCTCCACCACAAAGACCAAGTATTTCCAGTCAATCTGGATTTACTTCTGATTTGAGTACACTTCAATCTACATATAAACAAGACCCTGTAACAAGAAATCCAGCCGGATATATTGGTAGTCCAGGTTCAGGTATGAGAGTGCCTAGAGTTATTGCTAATTTAGAACCTTCAGATCGTGTTGGATTTATTACACCTAATGCAGTAAGTACAGATCAATCCAGATATGTAGGACAACTAAGAAATGAAATAAGATTAGCTTTAGGTGGTATTGATGACATATCTATTAGTAATGTAACTGCCACTGAAATTAAATCTCAATATGGAAGAGTAAGTGCAACAGCTAGAAAGAAATGTTTACAGATATATGAATATGGAATCTGTAAATGTTTTGAGTTAATGATCTTCCAAGAAGAACAAATATTCCGTCAGACATTAGCAGAAGCTTCTGGCATTAAATATCCTGAATTACCTGTAGAAGAAACTCCCGAAGCAATGGAAAAATATGACAAACAAAAAGTTAATTATGAAAAGAAATTACAAAAAGCAATTGATGTTGCAAGAGAGACAAAAGAGATACCTCCTGGTGTTCATGGACTAGTTCCAGATGGTGAAAGAACAGTAGCTTGGAGATGGATGGGACCTGTGTATGAAGATACTGCACAGGATAAGGTACAGCAATCCATATTCTGTAGAAACTTACAAGAATTAGGGGTTGATAGCATAGAAGCACTGAAGTATTTATTCCCATCAAAAACTGATGATGAAGTTGCCGGTATGTTATCCGGTTACCCATTCAGAATGGTAGGACAAGTACAAAGGGCTTATTCTCAATTCCTCGATCTAATAAATCAAGAAATGAGAACACCACATCCGCAGCAACCGGATATTCCGATGGCTGCAGATCCGAGACTTGATCTCACCCCTTTCTTATATAGAACCTTAGAATCACTCCAGAAGGAAGTAACTTATGCAGGCAGATACCGCAATGCCGACCCAATCGGCACCCCAACCATCAGTGACCCCACAAGTCAATTACGGGGCACCAGTGCAGACAGCAGCACAGCAGCCAGCGGTGGCGACAACACCTCAATGGGTAGCTCCACAACAGGCAGCGGTGGCACCAGCACCACAAGTGCAAGCCCAGATGGGTACAACACAAGTCCCATACAACCCTACACAGTCAAGCCCCCAGGTCAGCCCATCGGCACCAGCAGCACCAGCGGAGAATCCTTACAAGGACGCATTCAACCGGGTGGTAGGGCTCCTGAGTTCACCAGTCCAACTCCCCTTCCTGGGTCAACAGTCTCCAGCGACACAAGAGTACGGCCAGGCGAATTACAGTTCCCCACAAGCTCCCTCATACAACAATCAGGGTCAGCAGATATCGCAGCCTTTGAACGGGAGCAACCAGGCATACTCCAACAACTCTTCCCAAACTTCGCAGGCAATCAGCGACCAGCAACTCCTAGCAAACGGGGTAAGTCCAGAAAGTCTTGAAGTAATTAATCACTTTGGTGCAGATGCTCCAGCAGTTTTAAATACTTATGCTTGCCAGATTGAAGATGCTTTAATCACAACAAATAATCAGTTACAGGAAGCTGTTGGATTATTAAAAGAAATTCAAGGAGAGCATCAGTCTTATGAGCAGATCTTAACTGATCCTGATGTATTAGCTGATTACACATGTGAGTTCTTTGGTCCAGAAGGTCCATATCCAGTAGAAGAGCCAGCAGGACAAGTTGTAGGAAATCCAGGAATAACACCACAACAGCAGGCAGCTGCATTACAACAGCAGCAAGCTGCAGCAGCACAACAGCAAGGACAACAGTTCGCACGTCCTCAGATGCCAGTTCCTCCACAGCCACAAGCTCCAGAAAACACTGGAGATTTCTGGAATAACTTTGGAGCCTTAACTGATAAGGATCCTGCTAATGCATGGAGATATTTAAATCAGGCACAACAAACACCTGATATCTTCAGAAATAAAATGTTAGTAATGGAATAGGATCATGCCTATTCCTTTAGCTGGATTAGCTCTCGGTTTGGGAGCACCAGCACTTTCATATGTG